GATCATGGCAATTTCAGCACGCCAATTACTTATAAGATATCAGCCAGCACCTTTAAAAACAGATCAGAATACTGGCTGATCAGATTAAAAAATTATCTTCTTAAAAAGAAACATAAGTAGTAGAAAAAACATGATTTGGATATCCAGAAAGAAAAGAGGTGAGAACAAGGAAAACTCAATGGGAAGAAGAGGATGAAATGATTCGTAGGGCGCTTCGTGAAGCAGCACAGATAGCAACCATAGTATTTTCCATAGTTGCTATCATATTTAGCATTATCGCACTAATGCAATGACGCTAATCATAAGAGCAGCAAAAGAAATTAACAAAGCGATCCACGATCGTATTTCGCTGAATATAAAATGCAAGGACGATCTTTGATATTCGTGAATAGCCACTAGGCCGAAGTGGGTAATACAAAAACAGTCATCTAAGTAGATATCTGTTTCGGAAAGATGCCCAAGAGTTTTACGGATATAACGTTTTTCGAGTAAATAAGAAAGCGAATCTGCAACAAACGCAGGATCGGCATCAAGATTTGCGGATATTTCACGCAGTGACCATTGGTGTTTAAGAAATTTTTTTAATAAGGAGCAGGAAGCTGAGTCAATCATAACAATCTCCTTTCAATAAATTTTAGTATGCCAGTACCATGTAATACACGAATAGAAGAAGCATAAATAAAAGTCAATGGGGATATCCAGAAAGAAAAGAGGTGATAGAAGTGTCAAGTAATCCAGTTATGGAAGTAGCATGGTTTCCAAAATGGGAAAAACAAACTGAACCAGAATATAAAGATACATTATCGGACGCAATGTTCTTTGAACCTGAGTGGACAAAGAAAATAAAACAATGCGAAGCATTTCTTGATTTTATTAAAGAAATGGAAGGGAAGGACCTGGCTCCTTATCTTTCAGGCGTCTCTATATCAGTAGGAGATGCAGAGACGCCTGCTTTGACTGTTAAGTTAAAGATTCCGCTGCAGACTCGCCTTGTGAAGTCAGATCATACTCATACTTTAAAGAAAGCGTAGAATCGAAAAAGTTATCAGAAATAGGCTTAATATAACCTTCTCTGGCTAATGAACGGAGAGCATTGATATACACAGCGAATTCAGAATTTTTCATCAAAAATGTGTTTCTGTGCGTGCCGTTTTCGGCGAGGTTTTTATAAGCCGATTTCAAGATATCTTTTTCATTTTTGGAAAAACGATACATGATACGATTTTCCTCCTTTCTGTATGTACTCGGGCATCCCCAATACCCTGTACATACAGAATAAAGGGAGTGGGCAGAATAGTCAAACAGAGTCGTTCGACAATCTGATTAAAAGAATCTAAAGCAATTATAAATAAAAACAAAAGTGGGGTGAAACACAATGATGAAAGAAATCCTTACGGAAGAAAAAGTCAAACAAAGATGGCAACAGATGGAAGAAATGGACGAAATCTTCCGCCAGAACGATGCATGGACACAGGGATATCTTAGAGGCTGCATGGTTACCGTGGTGGCTATGGCAGATCAAGAGAAGAGAGCAGGATAAAAAGGGTGGGAAAGTGCAGAAATGCCTGGGAATAGATGCGCGAGGTGTGAAAATGGATTTCACAGTGCTTTCCAACTGAGTACCAGAAGAAAGCACTGCAAAATGGTTTTACATATCAAACTTGTCGATTAGATAAATAATCTGCAGGACAAGAAAGATACATTCGAGGATATCTTTTACAGAATCCCTTAACCACACCTCCCATCTTGGGACAAAGAGTAATCTGTGAGGTTAGAAAAGGGTAGTTGCTGTTAAATAGAAAAGGCCGCTTCCTTGAGAAAGAAACGGCCATAAGAGATTAATGTCTGTGGAAAAGACAGGTTAATAGTTACCGGTTTAATCCTTATTTTTTAAGGATTAAACACACTAATGAAGCAACTGCACAAATAGCTAATGTGAAGTCGCATAAATCAGCAAAGGTTATGTACCTTAACAGCAACCATCCTTTCCTAATCTCACAGAACACTCTTTTTAAATTGTTACCCCTTGGCAACTCCTTTCTGGCTATATACCAAATTAGACTAAAACCTAAAGTAACAATTCAATAATAACACTTTTGTAGATTAAAGTCTATGAAAAGAGGAAGAAAAAATGATTTATGAAAAAATCAAGCGTCTGGCAGCAGAAGAGGGAATCTCAATTGCGGCTTTGGAGAAAAAATTAAATATCGGGAATGGGACTATCCGTAAATGGAACGAAGCATCTCCGACATTCGAAAATGTTTTTAAGGTCGCAAAGCACTTTGATGTAAGTATGGATTATTTTGCAGAATGGGGAGACGGACACAGTGACAATGAGAACCCCACATAACCTGATTGCATAGTATAGCAAAAGAAGAGGTGAGGAAGATGTCAGAATTAAAGCTGGTAACAAGAAATATCCGTATTAATGGAATTCAGCATAAAGCCAGTGATATGTCAGAAGAAGAAATCAAATGTCTGCTCATCCAGAGACAGGATGAACTTCTTCTGAGCATGAACTACGAAAGAAAAGCCGCCGGTTAAGGCGGAGAAAGAAGGACAAGCATTAAAACGGAGGTGGTTAAAATAGATGGATTCAGTAACCAGATCAATGCATTTTTAAAATTCTGCAGATCATGCCAGGAATTAAATAGAATTGCAGCAAGTAATGAAACTGATCTGAACAATAAGACGCAGGATATCTTACATAACATTGAGCTTAACGACAACTATCCAGACGATTATGTTTTACAAGGTCTTGCACTGAGAGAAATCAGAAAGAGACGCAGGGAAGCCAAAGACATTCAAAGAATAATGACCCCGATCGTGCAGTGGACAGATCAGAATCAGAAAACGATCAATGAGCTTGAGAGGCTTCTTGGCGCAGTCAGGAAAGCAGAGAAAAGTACGACCGGAAGAACGTATATGAACCGAACCAACGCACTGGAAAAAAATTTGGGTGAAGAATAGGGGAAGGACAAGCATTATGAAACAGTACATAATCATAGCCCTCTGCATCCTTGCAGGGAAATATGTGGACATCCCGATCTGGTTTAATATCCTCTTTGGGATATCCGCATACTGGGCGGTAGATCAGCTTAGAAAAGTTCAGGAGGAGGAAACATGTTCAGAGACAAAATAAGAGAGATTCTGGAACTTGTACTCAAAGCGGAAGAAAAGAATATTTATGTGGCATACAACTATGACACAGGCACAAAAACATTAGCGATTATAACAAACACAAAGGCATTTGGCTTTGAAGACAATGAGTATATAGAAGAATGGTCAGAAGAATGCATTCAGTATCTCAAAAGTCTGATCGGGGAGAGAACAGAATGACTGAAGAAGAAAGAATGAGGGAAGTAGAACGGATTTCCAGAAGAACCAAAGAATTGGTAAAAATTCCTTCGGATCAGCAGCGAACTATCCGAATTGTCAGGTTCAGAAACAAGACACTTGCAAGTTACGTAGGAACTATGGAAGAAGCACTCCGGAGAGCAAAAGAAATGGAGGGCCTCTACGGACCGATCGAACACATAGAATAAAAAAAGACTCATGTAACGCAAATACATGAGTCAGGGTGACTTTTGCCACTTGGATATTAAACCTGTAAAAAATATAACATCCAGGTGGCGAAAAGTCAAGATTTAAGCAGGAGAAAACCTGCTATATTTTTAACTTTTTTCAGGGGACAGGTAAGTCCCTTCAGGGCTTGATTAAGGGTATTAAACTTACGACACCGGGGTGACATATGAAGTGTGGATACATAAGAGATACATGGGATTGTGGGGAAACCTTAGAGGTAGAGGAAAAGCATACAGGAAGATATGGTGCAAGGGGTCAAAAGAGGGAGTCGAAGAAGGAACCCACCCCGGAAGATATCATAAGGCAGAATCAGTGGAAGAGGGTGAGAGAACTCAGGAGACTGGTAAAGTGGAACTTCACAACCGGAGACAGCTGGATCACACTCACCTATCAGAAAGACAAGAGGGTAAGCTGGGAAGAGATGATAAAGCATATGCAGAAATTTATAAGGCAGCTTCAGACCAGATACCGGAAATATGGCTGGACCTTAAAGTATATCTGGAGACCACAGATAGGAAAGAGGAGTGCGATCCACATCCATATCCTCTTAAATGCCGAATCAAATACAGAGACCCGAACAGAAAAGATTGTCAGGGAACTCTGGACACATGGGAATCCGAACATGAAAGTTGTATACGACCTGAAGAACGGAGATTTGGCAGAGTACATAGCAACACCCTTACAGGAATGGGAACCGGAAAAAGCAAAAGCATATCATCCGTCCAGAAACCTGATCCGCAAAGAACCGGACAGAAAAGAAATAAAAAGACGTTCCCTGATAGACAAAGATGGAGTAGTCAGAGAACCCAAAGCCCCCAAAGGTTACTATGTGGATCCGGATTCCATCAAAAAAGGGATCAATCCTGTGACAGGATACGCATACCGCCATTACACACTTGTAAAGATAGACAGGAGGATTTGAAGATGGGAGAACCCAGGATGGTAAGAGTAGATGTTACTCTTATCCTTAGTAAAAAAGTCGGAAAAGTAAAAGAAGGGAAATACATATACTCAATTTTCAGTAAAGATTTTCCCAAAGGCCCCGGGAATCCTGTTTATGGCTCTGGTGAAGTAAAGGATACAACAGTAAATCGTGAGGCTCTGCAATGTCTGGTAGATGCCTTACAGAGAATCCACCGCCCGTCTTTACTTACCGTTCACACAACCAGCGGGTACCTTCAGAATGGATACCGTAGCCTTCCGGAATGGAAAGAAAACGGATGGACCAGAAAAGATAAGAAAGAATTACGCAATGCAGACCTCTGGCAGCAGGCAGACAAGCTGTTGAGTAACCATGCAGTGCGATTCAATATACCACAAAAACTTGTAAATACGGAAAGGAGAACATGATGTTTGAGAAGTTTGGAGAAATGGATTATGAGGAATTTATCCGCACGGCAGCAGCGGAGAGACAGGAAGGTGATCTGGAAGCCCTGATCACCCTGGCTGTAGAAAATGGTCTTGAAAAAGAGGACGCAGAAGATTACATGGATGGTATCGTGGATACCCTTGCAACCCCGTATATGGCAGCACTTGCGAAGCTTGAAGGAGAAGCTAAAGAACTCGGAATAAGAGGACACCAGCTTGATCAGAAAGACGTCATCCTGACATTGTTGGATAAAAACGAAGAACTGTGCCTTGCAGTCAGAAAAAAGGAAAAGACATTAACAGAATGCCTGGCGAGGATTCTTACCTTTTCGAGTGAGTGTGCAGTTCAGGTACCGGATGCGATCGTAAAACTGGCAGAGTTCCGCATGGACGGCAGGAAAGAAAAGATGAAAAGTCCAGTATATGAAGGCGGGGAAACGAAAGCAGATGTGCGCAGGATTACAAAAGAATATTATCTGGAGGCGTAAGTATACTTGGAGTAAAAGGATTTGATAAAGACCTGGCCACTTCATACGGTTCAGGCGTGAAACTGGAAGCGGGAAAAACCTACAAAGAAGATGAGTGCAAAGTATACCGTAATGGATGGCATTTTGTAGAGTACGCCCCAGACTGTCTGGGGTATTTTCCTCTTGGCTCTGGAAACCGCTATTTCCTGGTCGAGGCAGCAGGAGACATAAACGAAGAACAGGATTTCCGATGCTGCTGTACAGAGATCACCCTGCTGAGAGAACTGGACCTGAAAGCTTTTGCCGGGATGTCCATGAGGTATATGATACAGAACCCTAAGATGGAATGGCAGAGGGAAGCTGGACACCTGCAGATAAAACCGGAAATTGCACTGGCGCAAAAAGATGAGATCGCGATTGCGAGAGGCAGACACCCGAAAGTCCGTCTGAAGACGGGAGCAGTCGGCGGGTTGGTACAGGAAGATGAAGACCAGAATATCATATGCGCCAGGGTATTTTGGGCAGAAAAAGACGGGACATATTTTTTGGATTCCGGAGAGATACGGAGGAAAGAATAGTGAAACGCAGATTGATTGAAAAGGCAGCGGTACCGGTACCGAAACACAAAAACAAAAAGATTGTAGGGAAAGTCCAGATAGAAAAAGAGTATCTGATATTGGATCTATTCCGGAAAAATACATATATCGGGCGGTATGTTCTGGATACAGAGACGGGAGAACATGCTTATGTATCAGAACTGGGACACTGGCATTCCTATAAGTTGCTGCGGATCATGGGATATGACCCCATGTACGAAAGCCTTTACAGCCCGAGGATATTAGGAGATTTCCAGTGGGATATGAAAGAAGATGAAGAGCTTGCGAAAAAGGCTCTTCTGCCAGAATACGCAGACAGAAATATCATGACAACGATTCAGGATATGGAAGAAGACTATGATAAAGAGAAACGCATCCGGGCATTAGATAACAAATACCGCAGGATAGACAAACTTATGGACGGGATCCCAAAAGAAGATGAGACATTTAGAGACTGGGTATACAAGATAGGCAGCAGGGAAAAGTATCTTTTCTTGGACAAAGAAAACAGGATATACGGATGTAGCAACTGCGGATCTCAGGTACCGGAAAAAGCTCTGGACAGACCAAAACAGGGAGAGATAAGAAAATGCCCTGAATGCGGACAGAAGGCAGTCATAAAAAAGAGAACCCGTCACATCTGGACAAAAGCAAGGGTATGCAGGCTGGAAAGGGTGACACCGGAATATGGCGTAGCCAGACATTACAGGATAGAAATCGAACACCACATAAGTGGACACGGGATCTATCTGGACGAAGGAGTCCGCATCCTTTTGTATAACAAAGGGAATGTGAAGCCAGGATATATGATTTTTTATAACCAGGATGGAGCTGTTGAAGAATGGTATACGGGACTGGTCAGAAGCAACTGGTATACAAGTAATCCGAGAAATAAACGGATAGATGAATGCTTCTTATATCCGGAAGGAATCCCGGAAGCATTAAAAGGGACCATGTATGAAAGCATGACCAATGCCTTTGTAGAAATGTCAAAGAAGGAAATGAAAGCAGATTACAATGCCGCCATGGCAGCAGGATGCCGTAATAAAGGACTTGGAATGATGATGGAATATCTGGCAAAAGGACGTTTCTACAGACTGCTTCAGGAAACAACAGGGCACTGTTGGGCATACAACGGTTCCTATAGCGGATACCTGCAGATAGATGGAAACAGCATAGAAGAAGTCATGGGACTGTCAGATAAACAGAAAATCAACCGTCTCAGGGAAGAAAACGGAGGCTGTTTGAAATTAGAGTGGCTGAGATACTCAGAGGCACACAACTGCAAGATATCCAAAAAGAGTATGGACTATCTGGAAGAATGTGGGATCAATACTGATAAGATAGAAACACTGCCAGGTGGTATTCCAGACAAAATGAGCATCGAACAGATTGTTAATTACGTAAGAAAGCAGACGGAACAGGGATATAAAACACCTAAAAGGGTGCTGGAACAGTGGGCAGACTATCTGAGCATGTGCCAGGCACAGAATAAGAGCCTTGATGAGGAATTGTTTTATAAACCAAAGAACTTAAAGCAGAGACATGACGAACTGGTAACAGATGGTCAGAAACTCGATATCGTAAAAAGAATGAACACTGATCCGAAATTGAGGCAGCAGGAAGCTGAAAAGATGGAAGAAAAATTCTCGGGAGCTTCTGCGGTAATGAAAGAAGTAAAAGAAAAGTATGAATTTGCCGCAGACGGGTACCGGATGATCATGCCGGAAAGCCCGGTAGAGATCGTAAGGGAAGGATATGCCCTGCATCATTGTGCCGGAAGCTCCGAAAGGTACTTCAACCGGATCGAGAACAGGGAAACATTTATCGGATTTCTTAGAAGGGAGCAGGAACCGGATATCCCGTTCTATACCATCGAGTTTGAACCGGGAGGAACGATCCGACAGAACCGCTCCTATTATGATGAAGAACCGGGAATCGGGGAGATAAGGGATTTTCTGAAACTCTGGCAGAAAGAGATAAAAAAGAGACTTACAAAAGAAGACAGGGTGCACGCGGCAAAGAGCGCAGCCTTAAGGGAACAGAATATAAAAGAACTTCAGGAAAACCAGAACACATTTGTCCTGAAAAAACTGGAAGAAGATTTTATGGAGGCGGTATAAGTGGAGAATATAGTAAAAGACTATCAGGGATTTAAAAGAGATACAGATCTTGCAGTGGAAAAGATAAGGACAGGGGCAATGACCATGGCCCAGGGTGCTGTAGAACTGGGATATCAGCTTAAAGTCGCAAGAGACACAGGAGTCCTTCAGGAATCCGGCTACAGTTCAATGGGAGAATTTGCCCGTGCAGAATATGGACTTCGCCCAGATCAGACGACGCGATACATACAGCTCAATGATAAATATTCAGAGGATGGATATTCCAGAAGACTGAAAGAAAAATATACCGGCATAGGCAAAACAATCCTGATGGAGATGCTGACGCTTCCGGACATTATAAGTGACGAGATTACAGAGAACTTTTCCAAAGAAGATGTAAGAGCCTTAAGTGCGGAACTGAAAGAGGAAAATGAGATCACAGATCTGGAAGTGATGATGGAAGAAACAGATCAGACACAGGAAGAGCTTCCTTCTATCCTGGAACAGACGGCATATCAGCTGGGGAAAGATCAACCGCAGATATATATAGACCTGTTCGAAACCCTTTACATAAATGAAAGCCAGGCAGCAGCAGAGATCCTGGCTCCGGATGAAGAGAAAATCTATTCCCTCCGTATCCCGGGAACAGGACGCATACTCTTATCACTGAAACTAAGCGAACAACAGGTAAGACTGATCAATGTCCGTTCACAGGAAAAAGAGGATTTCACCTGGCAGCAGCTTGAGGCGGCATTTAGAAAACTTATGGATTTCACAAACGGACCAGAGGAATCCTGGAAAGAACAGTACGGAGAAGAATTTCCAAGAGAAGAGCCGAAGAAAATCAAACCAGATAAGAAACAGTCCAAAGTCCAAAAGGCAAAGAAACCGGAAAAGAAGAAGCCAGAAAGAATAAAACCAACTGGAAAAGTGGAAAACTCTGTGGATAACCATGAAGAAGGTCAAAAAACAGCAGTTCCAGAAAAAGAGGACTCCGCATCAGGAAAACCTAAAGCAGATTTCAATTCTGAAACGCCGAAATCTCAGCCGGAAAACATAGAAAAAAATCAAGAAACAGCACTTCCAGAGCCAGAACCACAGATTCCAGGTCAGGACAGCATTGAAAACCATCCGGAATATATGCCAAAACCTGCAGAACCGGAAGAACAGCCAGAAAGCAACCTGAAACCAGAATTACAGGAAGACCATTTTGGTGAGGCCAACAAAATGGTGCCGGAAGAACTGGAAATTGCGCCGGCGCAATCCGGATCAGAGCCGCCTGCAGCAGAACCTAAGACCAGAAAAGAGTATATAGATACGTTAACAGCCTATGGAACAGCTGAGTATATAGCAAGAGCTATGCGACAGTTTGCAAACAAGACATACAACACACTTCTGGATCCGGTCTTCTGGAATGAATGGTTAAACGGAAAAGTAGACCATAACGGAAGACCCTGGGAAGATTAAGGGTGCCCTAAAATTCACATAGATACATCCTTCCTGTGTGAGCCTGTCAGATCACAGGAAGGGGAAAGGAGAAACATGAAAAGATTGACAGAAAGAGATAAACAGGGAAACTGGGCGTTAAAAGGTGTGGACTGGCAGCAGTTACACATAGGACAGCCAATCACAAAAGAGTTACAGCAAAAACTCTATGGAGCTTTATTTAAACTTATGCAGTACGAAAACACAGAACTCAGTCCAGAACAGGTAGAAAACCTGCGAGAGGAGAATGAGTGGATTCCTGTAGGCACGGCAATGCCGAGGGAACACACCGTTAAAATGAGAAACAGTAACAAGTATTCAGACAGTGTACTTGTAACGATTAAATTTAAAGACTGCCAACAGGTGAGCATAGCACATACTAAAAATGGAGAATGGATAACGAATACGTGGGGTAATGTGGCAGCATGGAAACCACTTCCGGAACCATACAAGGAGGACAAGAATGGAAAAGACCTGTAAAACCTGCGAAGAAAATGACAACGGTCTCTGCGACCGCACCGGCTGTCTGGTAGAAGACGACGATCAGTGTGAAAAATGGAAAGACAAAGAAATCCCGGAATGGAAAGCAAGGATGATGAACACATTTCTTGCCGGACATTGAGAGGAGGCAAAGACAGTGATTCCGAACCTGTATGATGTAAAAGACAGATCAGGAAAAACGATTATAGAGAACGTAACGTTTGGAGAGGTAGTGGAACACTTAAAATGCTCAAAGGCACAGGCAAATAATTCCAGAGCCTCCGGCGATCGCATCTTTGGAGAATACACAGTAGAAATGGTTGATCGGAAACTCAGCAGGAGGAAAGATGCTGATCTGCTTCAGGAATTTGACTTCATCCGCTTTTGCCTGCTGAGATACAAGAAAGGCGACAAAAATGAACCTTAGACAGAAGAAAAAGCTATTTAAGAAAAAAACAGGCAAAAACCCGTCGAAGTGGATGCATTACGGGACACTCAGATATCACAAAGCTATCGGGAAACCATGGGGAGGCATGGCAGCACTTAGAAAGATAGAAGCCGCCGGAGCGGTAGAAAGCTTTAACCGAAGCATCCGGAACAGGAATTATCTGATCAGAGAAGCAAGGAGGTATACCAGATGAAACAGGGAGGACTGTTATTTCCTAAAGAACCTGTCAGAAAAAAACGGAAGAAGCACCACAAAAGCATCATAGACAGAGATGTAAAAGATCAGTGCTTCATCTGCCAGAAACGAGGCTATACGGAACGCCATCACATCTATGGCAGTGCAGCAAATACTCGGAACAATACGGCTTAACCGTATATCTTTGCCCGGAATGCCACAGAACATCAGATATAGCCGTACATAGAAACAAAGAAGTCCGAACAACCTTGCAACGGATCGGCCAGAGGACCTTTGAAAAGAAGTGCGGCAGCAGGGAAGAATTTGTAAGAATGTTTGGTAAGAATTATCTGGAGGATAAACTATGAATTACAGTAAAAGCAATATTCCGTTAATGAGACTGGGAGATATAAGAAGGACACTTAAAAGAACATTCAAGATCAAGCCAGGACGACAAATTGAATTAAAGAAAAGAATAAGAGATGACGATGGCTGTACCAAGATAGAACATCATACTGCTACGGCTATCAAGCTTTATCCTTACATAGTACAATTGCAACTGGAGACAGGACAATATATGTCACCTGGATATTCAACATTGTATTTAATACTCCACGGAGCTGAATAGGAGAGTATACAGAAAATGAGGAAACGTTTAAGACATTGGCTCTTTGAAGCCAGAGGAAAGAAATGCAGATGCTGTTGTTTATTCTGCCACTACTGGCACATATGCCAAAAAGATGCATAAAAAGAAGGAGGCCGGGAACTAACAATAGCTCCCGGCTAAAAGTATGAAAAAGAAAAAAGTTTTATTTGCACTTACTCTTTGCTCTGTACAGGTAATAATATACCCAGAAAATGTGAGCAATATGTGATACAGATTTGAAGAATTTGTGAAAGGGAAGCGATACCGATGGAAACGACAGAGATTACAATTCAGGAAGAAAATGAACAGAAGAAAGAATACTTGAAATCCTACCGGCGGGCAATAAAGAGAGAGCAAGACATTCTGGACGAGATACAGCGGTTGAGACTGGATAAAATGTTTCCATCGGTGGTCAATGATGGAATGCCACACGGCAGCAGTCATTCAGATCTGTCGGATTATATAGCTATTCTGGATGAGCAGATAGACCTTCTGAAAGAGGAACGTTTGGAAAAGGTTAGATGTTACCAGAAGATTGAGAGACAGATTCGCCAGATGGAGAATGAAGATGAACAGGAAGTGCTGAGACTGCGGTACATACTTGGGATGAAATGGGAAGAGGTGGCGGTGAAGATGGATTATAGTTGGAGACAGATACACAGAATCCATTCAGCTGCATTATTGAATCTTAAAATAGCATAAGACAAACCTAGACGAAGCTAGATAAAACAAGATGGCATATCTTGTCACATAACATCTATGTTATTATTACAATGAACTCAGATGGAAAAAATCATTCAGAGTTCTCCTTCCCCTAGATGTCTGCCAGTACCCACCTGGCAGATCACCAGAACATCTCACCGAGAGGGAGTGAGCGTGAGCCATGGAGCTGCAGGTTCGAATCCTGGTGTTCTGATTTCTCCAAAAGGAGATTATAAGTATTTTTTCCCAAAGAATATAATTTTCAAAAAGAACTTCGTAAAAATTATGAGGTTCTTTTTGTTAAGTTTTCCGATATAGACATTAAAGAACGAGGGATTTATTATATAATAAATAAATTTGTTAATGTGATGTTACTTAAACGTATAATTTGTTGCAAAAAATCGAATCAAGGAGTATTATTTGGCTAGATTATATTTTTTACGGGGGAAGAATATGAATATACCAGATTTTCTTAACAGGGACGATTATTTGCAAAATCCTATAATGCGACGTTTTTTGAAGAAACACAATTTAAATTTTGTGGTTAATAGAATTGATTATATTAATGCAATAAAAGAATATTCTGAACGTGGAATAGAGGAAGAACGTGAAACTATTAAATGGATTTTAAAAGTTGTCAAAGAAGGAAGCAAAGAAATTTGTTACAAAAAAGTATTTGGTTTTGAAGAATGGCATAAAAATCCTAATTTAGTTGAAACAAAAATAAAAGAACGATATCCAGATTGCCCGCAAGAAAACATATTGACATATACTAATACGGGCAAAAGAACAATGATTGAGTATAATATTGTCACAAATAGTAAAGGTGAAGTAATAAAAATAGAATTTACTTTTTCTAAATTGTGCTTGTATGGGGAAAACGGAGCGATAGGAGATACTACAGTATTTCCAGTATTCATTGAAGTGTATATAGAAAATGGATTTATTATCAGTAGGGGCAAATCTAAGTCAACGTTGTATCCATATGACGAAAATAGCAATATGATATTTGGTAAAAAAATGGATACAATGGCATATGCAGCAGACATAATAGATGAAATTATTGGGGTATTGAGATTAACAACCGATGAAAATCCTAAGCATGTTAAGAGTGTAAATTCGCAAATGTTATATAGCATATACAAAAAATATTCATTTACGCCAGAGGAAGTTAATAAACAAGTTGATTCCCAAGAGGATATTATAAAAGAATTTGTAAATCAAATTTTTTCAAATCTTAAGCTTGATATAAGAAATACACCTAAAGCACTTTTGGATGCTAGGATTTTTGTGGAAAAATTTGTATCAATAAATGGAAACAATGAAAGCATTTTTAAAGAAGACAGACCCGCATATTTGATAAAGGTAAGTGCTGATGATGAAACTGAATTAACCAAGATAGATACAACGTCCGATAAAAGTATTCCATTGCAATGTACAGAAGCCTTTTTTGACAGTAAAAAATCTGTTGTAAAAAGTAAGATGTGTAAAAAACTTAATCTGATTTATAAACGAGAAGATGAAACTTATTTTCCAAAAAATAATTATTTAGTAGTTCAATTAGGAACTAATAAAAATTATGGTTATGTAAAGACTACACAATATGCAGAGGAGGCTGATATACAAAATGTTTTACAAACAATTTTTGAAAATTACGGAAATTCTAAATCCTGACTTCGTAAATGATTTTGACTATTGGCTTGCAACTTTACCTAAAAAAAATCAAAAAAATATTACCGCATCATTTGTATCTGCAAAATTTGGAGTCAAGTATGCAATTGCGGAAGGTATGCTAAAATATGCCGAGAAGGAAGAAATATTAGAAAGATACTATTTGGTTAAGTGCCCAGATTGTGATTATAATCTTGAAATAATTTCAGAGGGCGAAATTGCAGAAATTTTATTAAAACCAATATTTTGTGATGAATGTGAAGAAGAGAAAAAAATTACGTTCGATGATATTTATGTGGCTTATAGAGTAATAAAGCAACCTGATGTAATGGAAGATGAAATCGCTAAAGCGATAGAACAAAGGTTAGAATTAGTTGGCGAAAATAAAATAAATTTTACTCAAGCTGATTCGCTGGCAAGTAATGAAGAAGATATTTATAAGATATTTTACAATCCGGACGAATCGGCATATATTGAGTTACAAGAAATGAAGAAAAAATTAGATCTGGATTATGGGAAAAACACTACTGCTAAAGGAAATGCTCTTGAAAAGCTTATATTAAAAATTTTTGAGAACATTAAAGGCATAAGAGGAACAAATGAAATAAAGACATGTACTAATCAGTTTGATTGCACTTTATTATGTGGATTAAAACCAACAATTTTAACTATATTTATGTATCTAACTCCATATTTTATCGTAGAATGTAAAAATGAACCTGACAAGAAACCTAATAATAATTATTGTAATAAGTTAGAAAGCATTTTGGAAACAAATGCTGCGCAGTTGGGAATTATTTTTGGGCGAATAGATGCAACTTCTACATGTTTTCAAATATCAAGAGAGCATTATTTAACACATAAAAATGCATCAGCACAAAAGATCATAATTATGTGTTCTGATAAGGATTTAGAATATTTGATTGACAAAAAAGTTAATTTACTTAAGTATCTTGAGTATAAAATTTTTCAAGTAACTGCCAATTCTCCTAATTCAACATTTGAAATGTTTGAAAAAAAAGGCAGAAATGTTAAATAGATATCAGCAGCCTTCGGGCTGCTTTTTCTATACTCAAAAATGAAGCGAATGAGAGGTGGTGAGGCTTGGCGAGAGTACCTAACGGTAGCTTGCAACGTGAAAATTAAATTTTAAGGACATTTAGTTCAGTGGTTAGAGCAACCGGCTCATAACCGGTCGGTCCTGGGTTCGAACCCCAGAATGTCCATGAAAACATAAATATTAATTAACAAGAGAGCTTGGAAACAGGCTCTCTTTTAATATACAAAAATACCGCGGGATAAAGTAACGGTAACTTACAGGTCTCCTAAGCCTGGAACGGTGGTTCGAATCCATCTCCCGCTATTCATGGGGATATTAGAAATGTTAAAGAGTTGCAAATATTGCGGCAAAGTTCATGACAGCAGATATGATTGTGGACACAAGCCGGTACGGAGAAAGAAAATACGCACAACACAAAACAGTTTTCGAAGTACGCAGGCGTGGAAACAAAAGAGTCTGGAGATCAGAGAAAGGGATCATTATCTATGCCAGGTGTGCCTGCGGAATCTATACGGTACAATCAACAGGTATAATAACAGGCAGATAGAAGTGCATCATATAGTACCGCTGATTGAGGACTATGATCGGAGACTGGATAATGACAATCTGATATCTTTATGCACCATGCATCATGGAATGGCTGAAGATGCAGGCATACCAAGAGAGGTGTTGACAGAGATTGCAAGGCAGCAGGAGACTTCAGAGAGTCCCCCCGACCATTCAAACTGAAAAAAATCTGATTTTTCACGACCACGTATGCCCCGTAGATGCACAAAATATTCCCAGATCAGCATTTTGAAATTAAAAGGAAGGAGGGAGAAGGCAAGGCCTACACCATCAAAGACGGTTAGTATCATCCGGTCAGAAGGAAAATCTCACAGAACCAAGCGCGAACTCAGACAGAGAGAACAGGCAGAAAAAGCAGTGCTTACAGGGATTCCGTTGAAAGAAAGATCGGAAGTCAGAGAAAATGAGACAGCACACAAAGAATTTCTGAGATTGAAAAAACTGCTTGAAAAAATTGACAAATTCGATGACATGTACGGCGCTGTAATAAACAGATACTGCATTTTGTACGCAGAAACAAAAGAATTTGAAGAGAAAAAAGAACGGTTTTACAGACAACTCTGTGACCTGGAAGAGAACAAAGAAGAACTGCTTGAGACAGAACAGATGACATATGGAGAATATTATAAAACAGAGACATCAATGCAGAAGAACCTGATTGCTTTGGACAGACAGGTGCAGGCAAAAAGACGGATGCTCTCTGACATCGAAAAAGAGAACATCATGACAATTGCTTCTTCTCTCAGATCAGTTCCGAAAACCGAAGCAAAGAAAAGTAATCCATTGAAAGAAGCACTTGGAGGATGAAAGAAGGAAAAGCATATCATTATGCACAGTGGTGCCTGGAAGAAGGCGAGGGAAAAGTCCCCCTATACGTGAAGAAACAGGCAGAAAGCTGGATCCGTATCGCAGATGGAGATAACCCAGATGCCTATGTGGATGAAGGGGAATGCGAAAAAATCTGCAAGCTGCTAAAACTAATGATTCATCCGGATCTGCGATGCAGCATTTATGATGGACTGGAAGAGTATGCGTGGTTCATGACTATTGCGGGACTCTGCACGTTTTGTAAAAATGCAGAACGAAAAAGCAGATTCTACGTAACGATCTTACTTGAAATAGCAAGAAAGAATTTCAAAACATTCAATTCAGCGGTGATTTTCATCCTGCTGATGCTGACAGAGCCGGATTTCTCCAGATTCTTTTCGGTTGCACCGGATCTGGCGCTGTCGTCAGAACTGAAGAATGCAATCCGGAAAATCATAAAAGTCAGTCCGGCACTCTATAACGAAGATGAACCGGCATTTAAACTCTTACGAAGTCAGATTAAATGCCTGCTTAATGATAATGAGTACACTCCGCTGGCATACAGCCAGGACGGAATGGATGGTAAACTGGCAAATGCGTTTCTGGCTGACGAAGCCGGAGCTTTGGACGCATACCCGGTGGAAGCAATGCGCTCATCCCAGATTACGCTTTTAAACAAACTTGGAATCATCATCAGTACTCAGTACCCGAATGATAACAATGTGATGCTGGACGAAATAGACATTGCAAAGAAAACGCTTGACGGACTTTTAGAAGACCAGCGGTATTTTGCACTGCTATATGAGCCAGATGATGAGCTGAAACATGGAGACACATGGAAAACTGATGACAGGGTGATTTATCAGAGCAATCCGGTCGCAGTGGCGCATCCGTATATTTTTGAGGAGATCAGGAAGAAACGCTCACTTGCAATCCTGTATGAGAACAAGAGAGAGAATTATCTCTGTAAACACAATAACATTCTGTATAAGGGACTGGGAGTCGAAGGCTATATTGACATCCAGAAGGTGAAAATGTGTAGCGGAGATTTACCGGACAACTTCTGGAAGGGGAAACAGGTATGGTGTGGACTGGATCTGTCAATGACGAACGATAACACATCATTTGCCATGGTAACAGAACAGGACGGAACAATCTATGCAAAAGTCTGGGGGTTCGCTCCTTCAGATAGAATAGATGAAAAGTCAATGAAAGAAAAGGTAGATTATCGAGCATTGATCAGAAAAGGCGAATGCTTTGCCTGTGGAGATGAGGTTATTGACTATGGGTTTGTAGAACGTTTCATCATAGGACTGACGGAGAAATACGGAGTGGAAGTCATGCAGGTAGGATATGACAGATATAATGCAATATCGACCGTGCAGAAACTGGAACAGAATGAGATAGAGTGCGTTGAGATCAAACAGCATAGCTCGGTGCTGCATATGCCTACTAAACTGTTGAAAGAGCTGATCCTGAAAAAGAAATTCCAGTATGCTGCAAACAGGATGCTTGAAATCAATTTTCAGAATGCAAGATGCACAGAAGACACGAACAAAAATTTGTATGTGAACAAAAAGAAATCATCCGGAAAAGTGGACATGGTTGTATCGTTGATCAATGCCATGTACCTGTTACAGCAGGAACTGCTGTATGGCGAAGATGATTTTGTAGTTCAGACGTAATTGCGCCGGCGCAATCAGAGGAGATAACAAATGAACATATGGCCGTTTGGCAAAAGAAAACATGAAGTAAGGGCAGATACCATGGTGAATCCGTCAGAGCAGGTGGAATCAGACGCGCTTTTAAGTGCACTGCTCGGAAAGAATGTAATGACAAAGGAAAAAGCATTGGAAATTCCTGCGGTACAGGCATGCATTAATCTGATCGCAGGAACAATATCACTGCTTCCGGTCAATCTGTATCAGAAAGACAAGGAAGGAAATGTTCGGGAAGTCAGGGACAGAAGAACCTCTCTCCTGAATAATGATACAGGAGACACGCTGACAGCTTCACAATTTTGGAGAGCGATCATCGAAGATTACTATCTGGGGAAAGGCGGGTATGCTTATATCAACAAACCGGGAACGGAGGTTGAGAGCATTCACTACGTCGACGAGACTCACATTTCCATCATGAAGAATACAGATCCGATTTTTAAAGATTATGACATTCTGGTACAGGGAAAATCATACAGACCTTACCAGTTTTTTAAAATTCTAAGAAAAACGAAGGATGGTATGACTTCCAGAAGCGTTATGGGCGATAATCAGCTGATTATCGGAGTATCATACAGTGAACTGACATACGAACAGAGCCTGGTACAAAAGGGTGGAAACAAAAAAGGATTCCTGAAATCTCCGAAGAAATTAACAAAAGATGCAATGGACACATTAAAAGCTGCTTTCAGAAGATTGTACAGCAATGCAGAAGAAACAGTTGTGGTTTTGAATGAGGGACTTGAATTCCAGGAATCATCTAACACATCTGTTGAAATGCAGCTGAACGAGAACAAGAAAACAAACTCGGCAGAAATCTGCAAATTGTTTGGAATCCCTGACGGAATGATTAGCGGAAACCCAACTGAAAAAGACATAGACTGTTTCATCCGGACCTGCACCATTGTGATGAGCGATATAGAGTGCAGTCTGGACAGGGATCTGCTTCTGGAATCAGAGAAAGAGACATATTACTGGTCGTTTGATACGAAAGAACTGACCAGAGGAAATATTAAGGAACGTTACGAGGCTTACAAGATCGGACTCGAAAAGAATTTCCTCCAGATTGATGAAGTCAGAGAAAAAGAAGACTTGGAACCGATCGGATTCAAGTGGATTACACTTGGGCTTGACAGCGTTCTCCTTAACCCGGAAACCGGGCAGGTTTATACACCGAACACCAATGCTGTACAGAATATGGATGTCATTCAAACGGGATTCATAGATTCCGCAACAAAAGGAAAAGAACAAAATGAATAACAGGATGGAGGAAAGCAAAGGAAAGCAGAATTAAGAGCTGACGGGCTCCATATCTCTGGATATGTCAATGTACCCGGAAGAGAATCACGACCAGTGCTTACACCACGCGGGAAAGTGATCGAAGTGATTGAACAGAGGGCATTTGAGCGTGCAATAAGCAGAGCAGCAGATATCAGGATGCTTCTGGATCATGACAGAGGACACGTCCTTGCAGATACTGCAGACGGGACATTGACCGTCAGGGAAGATGAAGTAGGGCTCAGAGCAGAATCTGTCGTAACCGACCCAGCGGTCATCGAAGGGGCGAAGAAAGGATTACTGAAGGGATGGTCATTCAATATGAAGAATGTGGTGGATTCTATTGAGGACAGAGCTGATCAGCTACCTATCAGGCATGTGAAAGACTTCGACATGGATGAAATCACACTTGTTATGAATAAAATTCCGGTATATTCATCCACATCTGTGGAAGTGAGAGCTGGAACAGAGGAAGAGGTGGAAACCAGGGCAATGTGCATGGAAACTACATATACAGAGAACCTTCCACCGAAAAAGGAATATGATAATACAAAGTTTCAGGAAAGAATTAATAAATTGAAAAAATAGGAGGAAAAATAAGAGGAATAAATTTAAAAAACTTGCAGAACAGAGAACACAGTATGAGCAGCAGTTACAGCAGATCTTAGACAAAGCTGAGCAGGAAGAAAGAGCACTGAATGATGAAGAAATGCAGTCCTTTGATGACCTTGAAAAGAAAATTAAAGACATCGATGATACAATCGCTGCATTACAGAGAGCCAGGGACATTCTGAAAAAACCAGAAGAAACAGAAGGCCAGGAAGAAAAGGACAATAAAGAAACAGAAGACCAGGAAGAAAGAGCATTTGCGAACTACATCCGTGGTATTGCATCTGAGGAAAGAGCATCGAATCTGACATCCGGGGACAATGGAGCAGTGATTCCGGCATCTATTGCAAATAAAATCATCAAAAAGGTGTATGAAATCTGTCCGATTTATCAGCTGGCAACCAGATATGACGTAAGCGGTACACTGTCTATTCCTTACTACGATGAGGAAACTACAGCGATCACAATGGCATACGCTACAGAATTTAGCGAACTTGAATCCAATTCCGGAAAATTCAAATCTATTGAGCTGAAAGGATTCCTTGCAGGGGCACTGACAAAAGTATCCAAGTCTCTTGTTAATAATTCTCAGTTTGATATCACCAATTTTGTTGTGAACCAGATGGCTGAGAACATTGCAAGATGGATTGAGAATGAACTTCTGAATGGAACCATGGATAAAGTGGAAGGCGTATCTAAGGCGAAACAGGTTGTAACTGCGGCAGCAGGTACCGCGATCACAGGAGATGAGCTGATCGACCTGCAGGAAACTGTTCCGGATGTATTCCAACCATCTTGTATCTGGATCATGAATAAAGCCACCAGAACTGCAATCAGAAAGCTGAAGAATTCTGATGGTGATTATATTTTACAGAAGGATGCAACAGCAAAATGGGGCTATACTCTGTTCGGCAATGATGTGTTCTGTTCTGATAATATGCCGAAGATGGCAGCAGGGAAAACTGCAATCATATATGGAGATATGAGCGGCTTGGCTGTTAAAGTATCTGAGGACATGAACATTGAAGTCCTGAGAGAGAAGTTTGCAACAGAACATGCGATTGGCGTCGTTGGATGGCTGGAAATGGATTCCAAGATTGAAAATGAACAGAAGATTGCAGTTCTGAAGATGAAAGCAGCAGACTGAGAGGAATAACCGATGAAGATAGAAGCTATGGTCAGTTTCTGCGGAGTTCTGTCAATGTCAAAAGGAGAAATCAGAGATTACAGCGTTGAACCTGTAGTCTCTGATCTGATGGAAGCTGGTTATATCAGAGAAATTTCTGAAAAGACTGCGGAAAAGACAAAACCAGATTTGCAGAAAACAAGAACTACAAGAAAGACTGTGAAAAAATGAAAGTAAATGAGATCACTCCGGATATCGTTGCGGAACATTGCAGAGCAGACGACTACAGCGAGGAAGAACTCCAGAGGATTCTTGATGCATCAAAAGCTTACATAAGATCTTATACAGGACTGAATGATGAGGAAATCGACATGCATGAAGATCTTGCGATAGCGGCACTGGTCCTGTGCCAGGATATGTACGATAACAGATCTGTTTATGTCGACAAAAATACGACAAATAAAGTGGTTGAAACAATTCTTGGGATGCATTGCGTAAACCTGCTGTAGGAGGTGTCTGTAAGGATTAATGCCGGAGCATTAAATAAACGTATTTTGTTTCTTAGATTCGTGGTAAAAGAGGATGATATGGGGCAGGACAGGGGAAACTGGGAACCATATAAAAAAGTATGGGCAACAGTAAAACCCTACAAATCTTCGGAATGTAACTTCATGGGGAAAATGAAACCGGAAGTATCACACCGGATATATGTAAGATTCAGAAAGGACGTTACTGCCGAAATGAGAATCCTTTATCATGGTCGAATGTTTCAGATTGCAGGACCACCAATCGATCTTGATGAGAAACATGAACTTCTTGAGATCCAGTGCGAGGAGGTGTTTGAGAATGCAGAGTATCAGCTTTGAATTCGACGCCTCCGAACTGGAAAGAGCACTCGAAACAGCATCCCGGCAGTTCCCGGCGTCTTCAGAAACTGTCCTCAAAAAAGAATCCAGAAGCATAGCAAAGGACTTAAAAGGCAGGGTGGATTCCGAAGCAGAGGGACATCATTATATAAGCCCGCGAAGCGAAAAAGAGCCAAAACCTCTGGCAAAGAGCTTCAGACAGGGAAAGGTAATACGATCAGGAAACAAAGTTACAGTTGCAGTTACGACAGTAGCTCCGCATTACCATCTCTACGAAGAAGGACACGCCATGATAACTCATAAAAGCAAAGACAAAACAAAGGGATTGAGGCAGGTTGGAGAAGTCAGGGGAAAAAAGACTGTGGCAAAATATATGGCACAGCGTGCAGAACACGCCGAGCTGATCGGACAGGAACTACTGGACGAGATACTGAGGGAGGCAGGACTTGACACTTAAAGAAATAAAAAAAGCGGTCAATTCCGCTTTGAAAGAAAGATATCCGGATATGAAGATATACGGAGCAGACACAGTAGAAGGCTATACGCGGCCTTCTTTCTTTGTGTATATAACACAGACGTTTTCTGAATCCACAAAGAACGCATTCCACAAAAATGTTGAAGTGGAAATTGATTTTATTCAAAAAAACACAAATGAAGCAGACGGGATGAATTTTTTTGCGTCCATGGAAGAAATGTTCGGGCAGAAGCTGACAATTGGCAGCAGGAGCCTGAACACAAGCAACATGGATCTAAACTTTCAGGGCGAAAACGCAAACATTCCAGTCTGCCAGTTTGATGTGGAGTTCTGGGATATAATTCCAAGAACGGATAGTAGCAAGTTGATGGAAGAATTGAACTTATCACAGGAGGTAAAACAAGGGGATTACCAGTAATGAATATTATTTTTACTGCAGCCGCAAGAAACACAATCAGAAGATCTGAACGCGGTGTAGTGGGAATGATTGTAAAAGATGCGAAAGTGCCGGCAACAAATCCGACTATGATTTACAAAGAAAAAGATATTCCGGAAGAACTGAGCGATGCAAATAAAGAGCAAGTGAAACTTGCCCTGGTTGGGAACGATACAGCACCTGCTAAAATCGTGCTGTATGTTCTTAGTTCCAACGCTGAGAATTACGAAACGGCGCTGAATTATTTTGCGGTCAAAAAGGTTACCTGGCTGTGCTGTCCGACAGCAAAGACAGACTCGCAGACAGAGACCATTGTGACATGGGTAAAAGATCAGCGTGATGAGCGAAATAAGGTTAAAGCAGTGCTTCCGGAAACAGAAGCAGATAATGAAGGAATTATAAATTATGCTACAGCCAGCGTAAAAGTTGGTGAGAAAGAGTATACAGCAGAATCCTTCTGTTCAAGAATTGCAGGACTGCTCGCCGGTACATCTAATAAGAGTTCTGCAACATACGCAATTCTTGATGATGTAACGGAGTGTGAGAAAAAGAAAAAAACCGAACTGGACGCAGAAATTGACGCTGGAAAACTGGTCCTTTATTACGATGGCGAAAAAGTAAAAGTTGGACGGGGAGTTAATTCCTTACAGACAGTTAGCAAAGGAAAAGGGAACCCGTGGAAAAAAATTCGTGTAGTTGAAAGCATGGACATGATCCACGATGACCTTGTTCTTTTGGCAGAAGACAATTATATCGGGAAATACCCGAATACATATGCAAATAAGTGCCTGCTTATTTCGGCAATTAATTCCTATCTAGCAGAAATGGAGAGAAATGGAATTATTGAGGGTTACACAATTGACCTGGATGTTGATGCAATCAAGGAATATATCATTAAAAACAAGGGTGTAACAAGAGATGAAGCAGAAGCAATGAGTGAGGCAGAAATCAAGAAACAGTATACAGACGAAAAGGTTTTCCTGGCAGCATCCGCTACATTGGTGGACGTAATGGAAGACATTAATTTGAACATCACTGTGTAAGGAGGAACCACAAGGAATAATTACACACCAGATCGTGTTATTAATGGAACGTTTGGAGAGTGCTGGATTGATAATGATTATATGGCGGAAGCAACGGCGCTCCAGGCAAAGATGAAACTTGATACAAGCGAAGTAAAAAGAACAGGGACATTGGAGAAAGGATACAAAATAACTGGAATCAGTGGATCTGGTACACTGAAATTAAATAAGGTTACATCCTATTTCTTGAAAAAAGTGTCTGAAAACCTGAAAAAAGGTAAAGCCACGAGGATGACAATTATCACGAATTTAGAGGATCCGGAAGCGTTTGGGGCAGAAAGGATTCGACTGGATGACTGCGTGATCACAGAATTGACAATTGCAGACTGGGAAGCCGGAAAACTGCTGGAGGAATCAATACCATTCAATTTTAGCAGTTTCGAAGTCCTTGATACAATCGATGCATAAAGGAGAAAAGTATGAACTTAATTGACAAACTGCTTTGCGTAGATAAAGCGAAAACGGAAGAAAAAGAAACAAAAAAAATTAAATCAAAGAAACTGGAAAGGTTAGTGGGAGAGAACGCAGAAATAACGATTAGAGAACTGTCCGGAAAACGTTATAACAGCCTGCAGGCAATGATGTATGACAAGAATGGAAACAGGGATATGGCAGCTCTTTATGATTTTAATTTGATGTGCTGCGTATATGGAATTGTAGAACCAGACCTGAAAAATGAGAAACTCATGGAACACTTTGGCGCTTCGACACCGAAGGATTTGGCAGCGGCTTTATTTGGAGTGGAATCGGGGTCTATTGCAAACGAAATTGTTAAACTTTCCGGACTTGGAGAAGATGCTGAGGAAAAAGTAAAAAACTCATAAAGGTGGACGGCGAAGCAAGCGTGGCTTATGCACTGTTCCGCCTAAAGAAATGGAAACCATCGGAATATTACGATATGGGCGCAGGTGAACGTTTGATCACTCGCGCCTTTTTAAAACAAGAATTGCAGGACATAAAAGAGGAGATGAGAGACAAGGGCAGGTAAGACAGTTGCAGCAGTTGTAAAGCTGATTGACGATTTCAGCAATCCGTCGAGAGAAGTAGCGGCACAGGCGCGCGACCTAGAAAAACGATTTAATAGTGTTGCGGGCGTATTTTCTCACGCAGGAGAAGCGTTTACTGCTGCAGGAGAAACATTGACCAAGTCGGTCACTGCACCATTGGTAGCGGTTGGAACTGCGGCAATTAAATTTTCCTCTGATTCACAGGACGCATTGCAGCAGTTTACGGCGGCAACAGGTACCGCAACAGATGAGATGGGCAAGTATAAAGACATGATCAACAATGTCTATAAAGATAATTTCGGTGAATCAATAAATGATGTCGCAGAAGCCATGGCAACTGTTAATCAAAACATGTCTTACTTGGATGATTCAGCTCTGCAGAGATGCACAGAATACGCATATACGCTGTCAGATACGTTTGACGTAGACGTAGCAGAAAGCACAAGAGCAGCCGACGCACTTATAAAACACTATGGGGTATCAGCAAGAGAAGCATTCAATCTCATGACTCAGGGCATGCAGTCGGGATTAAATTTCTCAGATGAACTCTTCGACAACATTGACGAATATTCCGTACAGTTCAAGAAACTGGGACTGGATGCAGAGGATATGTTTTCTGTATTCGCAAACGGTGCGCAGAACGGAGCTTTCAATCTGGATAAGATCGGAGATGCGGTAAAAGAATTCTCAATCAGAGCGATAGATGGATCAGACACAACGAAACAGGGATTCGAGGCTCTCGGGATGAATGCAGATGAAATGGCACAAAAGTTTGGAGCTGGAGGGAAAACTGCAAAAGAAGCATTCAACGAAGTCATAGAAGGACTTGCTTCCATGGATGATCCGGTAGCACAGAGTGCAGCTGGAGTAAACCTATTCGGAACCGTTTGGGAAGATTTGGGACCTCAGGTTATAACCTCTATGTCAACGGCGAGTGATGCTATAGATAAAAGCAGAGAATCTGTCGAAGAACTGGTGAATGTAAAATACGACACTTTATCAGGAGCTTTAGGAGGACTCTGGAGAACCATACAGGTGGATGTACTGCAACCAATTGGAAATCAATTAATTCCGTATGTTACGAAAGGAATTAATGTAATAGGAAAACTGACTGATAAATGGAATGCGATGAGTCCTGCTACGCAGAAAAGCATCGTTAAAATCGCGGGGTTTGCGGCAGCGGTCGGACCAGTTTTAGTAGGGATCGGAACACTTAATAAAGGGATTGGAAAAACTATTTCGAATGCAGGGGAGCTTGCAGGAGCAGTAACGAAAGCAGGAGGAGTGTTTAAAATGCTTGCAAGCCCGGCAAATATTGCTACAGTGGCAATTGTTGCGGTAGCGACGGCAGCAGTGCTTATCTATAAAAACTGGGATAAAATCAAACCTGTGATCGATAAAGCGAAAGATGGTCTGGTGAATTTCGGACAGGCAGCCGAAAAATGGATTGGATCAGTCATAGACTGGGCACAGGAAATGTGGAAGAATGTCAAAACGGCTTTTGAAAAATTTGCAGATGCAATCAAACCTGCAATTGAGATAGCCGTAGAAGCGTTTAAGGGATGGTATGAGAATGCAGAGACTGTTATCGGGGGCATAAAAGATTTTCTTTCCGGAATTATTACTTTCCTTACAGGCGTTTTCCAGGGAGACTGGGAAAAGGCTTGGAACGGAATCGTAAAGGCAGTTGGAAGCATTTTTGGAACCCTGGAATCACTTGTAAAGACACCGCTTAATGCGGTAATCAACCTTGTGAATAAAGCAATTGGAGCGATTAATAAAATAAGTGTTGATCTCCCCAGTGCTGTTGGCGGAGGGCATATCGGATTCAATATCCCAACAATTCCGACTTTGGCGAAAGGTACTGATTACTGGCAGGGCGGAATCGTGCAGATCAGCGAAAAGGGTGGAGAAATTGTTGATCTGCCATCTGGAAGTAGAGTATATCCGCACGATGAATCTGTGCGGATGGCACGCCAGGATGGAAGGAAGAGCTATTCTATTGCAATTGCAAAACTGGCAGATAGCATCGTGGTGAGAGAAGAAACTGATATTGATAAAATAGCAGAAGCGATTATAAGAAAAATCGAACAGACAAGTGACAATATGCCGCAGACAGCATAGGAGGAGATATGGAATACTGGTTAAAGAATAAAGACAAATCAATACAACTTCCTATAAGACCGGCATCATTCGACGTGACTTTTGAAAATACACATCAGACTGTTAATGTGCAAACAAGAGGGGATGTAACAATACTTGGGAAAAAAGGACTTAAAGCGTATACGATTGAGTCTTTTTTTCCGGCGCAGGACTACCCTTTTGCAGACTATGCAAAAGACAGAAATCCTTGGGAGTATGTAAAAGAAATCCTTGGATGGCAGGAAACCCCTATTCAATTCATTATTACAAAAACAAAGATTAATAAAAATGTAATAATAACATCTTTTCAGTTCGGGGAAGACGACGGAACGGGCGATATAACATATTCAATCACTATGAAAGATTATCGTCCGCCAAAATATACGAAACCGTTGAAGGCGGTCCTGGAACCTGTAAAAACGGAGAAAAAGAAGCCGGAAAAGGAGAACAGTCGCTCAGACAATAAACCAAAGAAAAAAAATCATACAGTAAAAGGAAATGACACCCTCAGGAGTATCGCAAAAAAATATTACGGTTCAGGATCCTATGCGAACAAAATCTACAATGCAAACAAGACTGTCATAGAAAAAGCCGCAAAAAAGCATGGACGTGTAAGCAGCGCACATAATGGTGTAAATGGCTGGTATATATATGACGGGACAAAGCTGGTGATACCATGAAAATAATGTGGAATGATGCGAAAATAACCGGTTATGTAACGAGCGTGACTTGGGCTGGGAGTGCTAAACAGGCAGCCAGAACAGTCGTGTTTAGTGTTGCATACAGCCCGAATGATAAGAATGTCAAGACTCTTGGCATAAAATTAGGAGACAAAATTGTATTCTACCCAGGATATCCGGATGATAAAAAAACGAAATTTGTCGGAATTATTACCCAAAGAGAAAGAAAATCTGAAATGGGTGAGCTACAGTATACAGCAACTGACGGCATGATGCATCTCTTACGATCTAGCGGTACATACCGTTTTGCAAACAAAACCCCTGAAAAAATCGCACAGATGGTCTGCAGAGACGTAAAAGTAAAGACCGGATCCATTGCAAAAACTAAGATGCCTATTGCGAAAATATTCTTTCAGGAACGCCCGTATTATGAAATTATCATGGCTGCATACACAAAAGCATACCGAAAAAACAAGAAAAAATACATCGCACAAATGAACGGAGATAAGCTGGAAGTCATACAGAAAGGGAAAGTTATCCCCAATTTCCACATACGGCAGGGGGAAAGAATTACAGAGTCCTCATATACAGAAGATTTAGACAGCATGGTAAATCGTGTATATATCTATGACTCAAACAATAATAAAATTGGAAGTGTGAGTAACTCAAACTGGATAAAGAAATACGGCATATTTCAAAACGCGATATCCGTAGATAGTGGAAACGGGAAAACAGAAGCTAAGGCAGAACTGCAAGGCATAAATAAAACCGCAAATTTGACTATGATTGGGGACTGCAGATGCGTTTCTGGATTAGGTGTGATTATAGAGGACTCCAGGACCGGACTGAAGGGAAAATTTTGGATAGAAAATGACAGCCATGAATGGAACGGTGGAGTTTATACGACAACTTTGGAACTTGCGTTCAAAAACGTGATGGATATTCAGGAGGAAGACGAGGAACAGATTGCGAATTCTGCAGGCGGCAGTAGTACAACGACCAGCAATGCACTGGATGATGTACTGAATCAGGCACGAGCATGGATCGGAATATCAGGAAGCACGAATGAAGCCACACAATACTACGGGTACAATGGAGTTGCATGGTGCTGCATCTTTCAATGGTCAATCTTCAATAAATCTGGACATGGAGACCTGTTTATGGGTGGAGGAAAGACTGCAAGCTGTTCTGAGGTGACACAATGGTACCAGGCAAGGGGGAAATTTGGAACAACGCCAAAAGTTGGTGCACTGGTAGTGTACGGACCGGGTGGAGGAAGCCATATAGGCTTGGTGGAAAGTGTTTCCGGATCGGGAATCAACGATTATGTGTCTATTGAGGGAAATACAAGGGGCGCAACAGGCGGACTTGCAGCACGAAAGCAGTATGGAAATCGAAGAAGTGACGTATATGGATTTTGTTACATTGACTATCCTGTTACAACAATATCAGTTGGAAGCGGCACAGCAATATCCGGAACAACTGTAAATATTCCATCGTCCGTCCCGCAGACAGGGATTACCGGCAACTACACTTGCTATCCACAATTTTACGGAAGATGGAATGCAGGAACGACGCAAAGAAGAATTTCTGAAATATGGGGACAAAAAGGAAAGACTGGAAGCCCTGAAAACATAGCAACCATAGATGGTTATTATCTGATTGCTGTAACACAGAAATTTGGACAAGTAGGAGATATTGTATGCGTGGTACTGGCAAACGGAACAAGAATAAATTGCATGATCGCAGATGAGAAGAACCCAGGTGACAGCAATTACACAGAATGGGGACACGACCTCGGAGGCGGAAAGGCAGACGTAATTGAATGGGAATCAATGGTGTATGGATTTCCAAACGTGGATAAATGGAGAGGTCAAAGGGTAACGACTATTATTAACGGAGGAAGATATCAAGGTCTATAAATACATATGAACGATTCGTAGAGCAAATGAGAAAAGCTGGAAAATTCTATAACCCTCCGGTACCTCAGCTTGGAGTTATGATGGAGTCGGGAAAGGTCAGAATAGACACGATGACATTAAAAAAAGAAGATTATCTAATAGATTGCAATTTGCGCTTGAATCCGAACAAAAAAATATTCCTGCATACTTCAGAACCTGAATCGGCAGAATATATGACAGACTCCGATCACAATGTCACCATGGAAGAATACAGAAAAAACATCTTAAAAGAAGGAGATGTCGTTCTTCTCTTGAAACTGCATAAACATGAGAAATACATTTTGATTGCAAAGGTGGTGGAACCAGAATGATGCTTCCTTTTATAGATGCGGAAGAAAATGAAATACAGGAAGAGCAATACATTCCTAAAGAGTATGGAATTAACTTCGAAACAGGACAACTTTCCGGGAAAATTGTGGAAGGTTTTGATGCCATACTTGTATGGGCATGGCTTGCACTACATACCGCACGATATAGGTATTACATATATTCTGATGATTACGGTCAAGAATATGATGAGCTTGTAGGAAAAAGCTATTCGCAGGAATTAATACAGTCAGAATTGGAGCACATGACAGAGGAATGCTTAATGGAAAATCCATACATTACGGGAATTGAAAACTTTTCATGTGTTAAAAATGATGAGAAAGTAACCATATCATTTTCGCTTATAACATCACTTGGAGACGGGGAGGTGAGCACAAATGTATGAGGATATGACCTACGAAACTATCATGCGCGAAATGATGGAAGATATGCCTGATGATGTAGATACATCAGAAGGCAGCTTGATATTTAATGCCTGTGCGAAACAGGCGGTACGCCTGGAAGAAGCTTATCTGCTCCTGTCCGGGCATGAACAGAATATGTATGCAGATACAGCCGACTTAGAACATTTGATCCGAAATGGAAATGAAAGAGGCGTATATATCAATGAAGCTACATATGCTGAATTTACTGCTCAGTTCAACTGTGCAGTGCCAGAAGGGTCCAGATGGAATTGTGACGAATATAATTACACAGTATTCAATGTAATCAGTGAGGAAGAACACACATATCGAATCGGATGCGATAGTCCTGGATCCGAACCCAACCGAATGCTGGGGGATTTAGAACTAATTGAATTCGTGGATGGATTTGAATGGGGAAGAATTCTGAAATGCACTCTTGAGGCTACAGATCAGGAAGAAGTGGAAAGCTATAGAGCTAGGATTCTGAACACATACAATTATCGCGGCTTTGCAGGAAACCGGGAATATTATAAAAGCCGAATTAAAGAAATGAGCGGTGTATACGGATGCAAACTTAATAGAGTATCAGCTCCGGAAGACAAAATAGCGATAACAATCATAGGTAGCGATTATCGTACGCCTTCAAATGATGTTATAAATGCGGTTCAAACAGAAGTGGATCCTGTGGTGAATAGTGGCGACGGAGTTGGCATTGCACCAATCGGACACAGGGTTATTATTTCGGGAGTAGGAGAGACAGAGGTCAATATAAAGACAAATATAATTTATGATTCCGGATACTCTTACGAAGATTTAAAAAGTTATATTACGAAGGCAGTAGACAACTATCTTTTGGAACTTCGAAAAAAATGGGAAGATAGCGATGCGATTGCAGTCCGTATTCTACAGATAGAATCAGCGATTGTACAGATTGATGGAATTATTGATGTTACCGGGACAACAATAAACGATTCAGAACAAAATCTGCAGATTACAAACGGAACGGTACCGGTAAGAGGTGATTTCACATGCACGTAAACGTTGAGTATCCGGAAGCGATACTAAATATAAAGGATATTAAAGCGTCAATTGACGCTGGAGATAAAGTTGGAGATGTTCTGGAAAGAGCACTATTCGAATTGGACAACGATATCTGCATACGATCTTCTGAAGAATCTGGCATTACACATAGAGAAAAGATTCTCGGGATTAATCCACGGGATACAGATTCTATAGAAGACAGGCGATTGGAAGTGCTTCTCAGATGGTACGACAGCCCTTTGTATACAGAAACTGTGCTCAGACAAAAAATGGACGCAACTCTGGGGGAGAACCAGTATGTGTTAAATATTGACTTGAATACCAAAACTGTCTTTTGCCTTGTTGAGCTGACACGAAAGAGGATGCAGAAAAGTGTGATCGACATGCTTGATCAGATGGTGCCGTTGGACTATTTGATATCAGTGACGCTTAGATACAATACGTGGGAAAATATCAGCGAGAATCTGACATGGAAACAGGCACTGCAAAAAACATGGTACGCAATAAAGGAAGAGGTGTTGTAGTGAAATATACAGAGCATTACAGGTTTAAGAAACCGGGATATGAAGATTTTGCAGATGTTGAAGATATCAATTACGCTCTGGATCAGCTAGATAGCAAGTTCTATGAGCAGGAAAGTAAAATTGACAAAGCAGTGGCAATAGCTGGGGAATTAGCGGTTGTTAAGCAGACAACACAAGAGATGAGGGCACAGATTGAAACATGCGCGCATCAAATTCAAAAAAACAGAAATAGTTTAGCTGTGAACATGTCAGATATTGCGAAATTAACATTTCAGCTTCAATTAAAAGACCTGATAGATTCTTCAGATATGACGCAAGTAACTATTGATGAGATAGATTCTTCAGATGCCGTTGTGATTACATCCGGAACTTATGCTGACAAGAAGGTTTATATATGATCGAACCTTTATCACTGTAGAAAAGTACAATCCGGAAGGCTGACAAAGAAACAGGCACAGCAGGCCATAAACGCCTGGCTTGGACATGCCAGACACAGCAACAGCTACAATCTGGCAAAGAAAATATTCAAGAAATATGATTACATTCAGATTGAAGATAACGATTGGAAATTTGGGGATATAAGCCCCAAGAAAAGAAAGGAGTTAGAAAGCTATGGCAAACGGAACCATACATAAACTTGGTACACTGTATGTGGCGAATGCAAAGAAAGCAAGACCTACGAAGCCATGGTACAGAACAAACGGATCCGCACCGTCCACAGGAGACCTGTTAGACTACGGAAACGGATCGAATGCTATTGAAATCAAAGACACAGATTCAAATGATGCCTACAAATTGCAGTGGGTGGAGGTCAACGACGGAAGTGATAAGATTCTGATCTGCGACAGGAACCTGCTTATGGATATTCAATGGGACCGTCTGAACGCATTAGGATTCTGCGGAGCAAAAGGGAGCGGAAAGAAGATAACCATTGACGGACAGCAGTACGAACTATTCATGCTTACTGGCGGCAAAGATGGAAATGCGCAATCAGAAACCACAGCATCAAACGAATGGGACAAATACATCGGAAACCTTGGGAAGTTCTCCGGACTTCCGACACCACAGAGCCAAGACCTTCAGAACGGCGGTTCGTCTGCCAACTTTACAACAGCCCACAATAAAATCTGGAACTGGGCCGGTTGCTATAGCTGGTGCCAGAACACAACAACAAGCGGAAGTTCATACAGGCCTTATCGTGGCTCCCTTGGCGCGCGCGACTGGAGCCACATCTATTCGCACGGTTACCGCTACGATATCGGCTGGCGCCCCGCCCTCCGAGTCCTGAACGCTGCCCCACAGATTACCCCGGCCAGTAAAAGTTACGGCGAACTGAACAAACCGATAAACATTGACTACGCCATAAACGATTCCGATGGTGATAAATTCAACATCAGCGTAAAGATCGATGGAACACAAAAGGAATCCTACCAAAGCCAGTCAAACGGAACGTTCTCACTTGTGCTGAGCAAATACTGGTCCGCATTAAGCATTGGAAGCCACACTGTGGCGATTACTGCGACAGACACAAAGAACGCGGCAACAACAGTCACGTACACCTTCACAAAGAAGAATGGCCCTGCTGATGCTCCGACGATCATATCTCCGGCAAACGGAGAACGCCGGGACAGTGACTTCTATGTAGAATTCAACATCGGAGCAGATTCTGAAGGGGATACACAGACGTTCAAGGTTCAGATGTCCGGGAACTCAGGATTCTCAAACAGCAAGGAATTTACGAGTCTTGAAAAATACGTAGGCGGGCAATGGGTATCTGCAGCATCCGCATCGAACGAAGATGTGGGAACTAAATTCAGAATAAAAGTAACCGGGGCATCCGGAGAAGTATATCTGAGAGTTGTATCAACAGACTCAGGAATCCTTTCCGAAGCAAGAGCAATCCGTATCGGGACTATTCTGGACATGCAGACACATCCGCAGGAGACTGCTGACAGAGCACAGAAGATGGTTGTTCTTTTAGACCTCGTTGCAGATGACAAGGTTACAAAAGAGATCTGGGTCGCAAACAATGCAAACGATGCTTCTCCGGCCTGGGAGACTTACACTCCGGATTCAGCGGGTAATCATACATTTCAAAACACTGCAAAGGTTGCAGAGAAATGGGCTGTTGCGGCGAGAGTGAAGATTACAGCAAACGACTCAACAGGAGAGATTGCCTTAAGAGCAATCGGGATGGGGGTACTTTAATGCGTGACGTGAAAAAGACCAGAAAAGCAGAAGATGCAGAAAAGCAGATTCAGAATGACAGTGCGATCGGAGAGCTTAGCATTATGTTAGCTCAAATGCAGGAGCAGAACGACAGCGCAATCGGAGAACTTAGTATTATGTTAGCTCAGATTATGGGAGGAACAACAGAATGAAATTTGATGAGAACAGCGGCCTTGTAAAGACCTGGGTAAGATTAGTGGAAAGCAAGCATTATTCAAAAGAACAGGTTCCGAACATCGGAAATCTGAGAGAAGTTGTTTATAAAATTCTGGAGAAAGGAGAAGTTGACAAATGAAGTTTACGAAAAACAGTGGTCTTGTAAAGACATGGGTATCTCTGGTGCTTACTGGAGTATACACAAGAGAACAAGTGCCAAATTTATTTAATCTTCGTGCCGTAGTCGGAGAGTGCCTGGATGCACTGGAAGTAGGATGATGAGTGGCTTGGCTTACCGTGAAGGTGAATGCTATTATTGCGCCAGCGCAAAAAAGAAGGTGATATAAAATCATGGATAACATCATAACAGCAACATTTAACGATTGCATATATGCGAGAACAACCTCCCTCTGGCAGTATGACTATGGCCAGATGCTGCAGATAGAAGGAATTACTCTTCCTGCAACATTTGAAGTCCACTTTTCTGATCAGGACCAGGAAGGAGAATCTCTGATTCAGATCGGAGCTGTACAAGACAAAACTGCACAGGTACAGATTCCTGACAGCTTCCTCCGGAAGGGCGCAGGAGACAATTACAGTATCTATGCATTCATCTATCTTGCAGATACTGAATCTGGAGAAACAAAATACAAGATCACAATCCCCGTCCGGGCAAGACCAAAGCCAAACACAGATCTTGTAGATACACTGGAGGAAAAGAAATTATTTCGAGAGGCGATCGAAGAAGTAAACAATGCTGCTGATCGGGCAGAGAAAGCCAGCCAGGAAGCAAAAGATTCTGTAGAAGAGGTTTCAGAGAAAAGCGAACAGGCAAAGAAAGAGATAGACGATTATGTGAAAGAAAAACATGAAAGTCTGAAAGGTGATACAGGAAATGTTTTCTTTGCAGCTTTTAAAGTTGTCAAGGGCCGTTTAAAAATGTATTCAGATCCAACTATTGATAAAGTGAATTTTAAACGAATCGGATCACGTTTGAAATACCGGCTGAAAGTTTGAGGAGGTACCGGATGTCAAATACAGTAAATAATTATACAGAAACAGATTTAGGAAACATTTCCTTAAACCCACGAGGAGAATATGATTCCTCAGTTGAATACGAATATCTTGATGCAGTTTCCTATCAGGGCGGCTCATACTTCTGCCTGGCAGAACTGGAGACAACGATCACTGGAATTGCTCCTGATGCGGGACACAATTCAGAACATTGGCAGATGATAGCTGCACCCGGAGATATGACGCCGGAATACACTGCTGCATATAACAATGTGATTAATAAAGCCGTACAGGTGGAAACATCCAGAGCAGCAGTAGAGCTGGCACAGCAGGAAATAGAAGCAGTCCAGACAGATGTGCAACAGTTACATTCCGATACAGTCCAGGCGGCTCAGGAAGCGGAAAATAGTAAAAATAGCGCTGCGAATTCTGCTCAGAGCGCAGAACAGTCCAGAAAGACAGCATCTGAATCTGAGCAGAATATCAATGGACAGATTGCCGGCTTTGACAGTAGAGTGTCCGAAGCAGTTGAACAGTCGAAAGAAGAGATTAATACTACAAAACAACAGGCAATAAATACAATCACCAATCAGCAAACTACATCGGTCAATACCGTAAAAACTGAGGGAGAAAAAATTATAACCAGAGTGGGGAATGATGCTAAAACTGTTGCGGATGATAGAGCGACTGTAGAAGAAGCCGCCCAAACGGTTTTGAATAATGCTCAGGAAGTAGCACAAAACACTCAGACTGTTGCCAGTAATACGGAAAATGCTGCAGCATCAGCTGAAGGTGCAAAGACTTCTGCCGACAATGCGGCCCAATCTGCAAAAAGTGTAGAGGATGCATCAAAGCAGATCGAACAGAATAAAAAGGATGTTGCTTCACTGAAGGAAGATATAGATATAGTCCGAAAGAAACAGAATGATTTGTTACAAGTAGATTTAAAAAATGGATTAGATGAAAGCACGAAAAAAGTTGGCGTTTATTTCAATGAAAGAAATGGTGAAGAATTACAAAATGTAGATCATGTAATTTTTGAAAAATATGTGGAAGTTGAGCCAAATACAACATATACAATGTGGTCTGACATTGGAAGCACGGGAACGATGAAGTTATGTAATGACAGAATTAGATTCATTTTTTATAATTCAAACAAAGAGTTTAAACAAGGATTTAATAATATTGCAACAGTAAAAACAAGTGAAAACACACGATATATACGTGTAAGTATGCCTTCTGATTATTTCGGTCGCACTATATTAAAAAAAGGCACAGAACAACCTATATGCGAGTATATTCCATTTACTGAACATAAATATTTATCTGACGAGTTGACGAACAATACAATTAAAGCAATTGTGCGTCCTGAAATTTTTAGAGATAAATTCGGAAAATATCTACCGTTGACTTGTTTTTGCCAAAATTATTCGATTGAAGATGGATTTTCAGCTCCTATTTACGCATTAAGCGTAAGAGACTATTCCGACAATTGTCAAATTCTTTTTAAAAGCATGGATGGAGGAACTACTTGGGAAAGAAAAGGTAGCATTCCAATTAATATTACAAACGGCGAGATAATTAGTAATATTTATGTAGAGCCTTTACAAGAAACGCTATATGTAATTAAAAATATTGGAACAGCTGGCGAGGAAAATAATAAATTAATTTCTTATGATATTTCATCAAATAGTTTTTCTGTGATAGGCGAGTTGGATATTGGAAAAAAATATGCCCACGCATATAGTCATAACTTTGAATCAGCATTTTTATTAAATACAACAACCCCGTACACAATTTTTGCAGAATATGGAAGTGGAAATGATGTAGAAATGTATGTTTGGAGAACAGACGACAGAGGTAAAACATGGAAAAAGATGTTTACGCAAGGATCAAGAGGAGGAAACGGAGAGATTAAGCATTTTCACTGTGTTCAATATGACCCATACAGAAAAGAACTGTGGTTAGCATCAGGAGATACAGATGCAGAAGCAAAAATATGGACAAGTGCAGACGATGGATTAACTTGGACATTAAAGTATAGCGGAAGTCAAAAAACAAGAACACTTGGGTTTGTTTTTGAGAAAGATGCTATATATTATGGAATGGATTCACCTCAGCCAGAAGAACCTTCGCATTTATATAGAATAAACAGAAACGGCGTAAGTGGTATAGCACTTGATGATATTCAAAGTGTAGGAATTTCAAAAAATGGTTGGGCTATTTACAACATTACTAAAATGATAATTCCATCTGGAATCTTAATATTCTCCGTTTATGAAAGAGCAAATGACAGTATTCCAAATAACCAGTATTGTATCGAATTTTACGATTACTCAAAAAAGACAATTATTACAGTTGGTACATTTGATATATCTAAAGAAACTGGTGGTTATGTAGGTGTCATGTACGCTCCTAGATATCAAGATATGATTAGTGGGAAGGTCTTTTTTAACTCAATTATGAATCTTTTTGGAATATGTTCAGAACTTCCTAAAAGTGTATATTCACCGATATACTCACTAACGTTAACAGTATAATGAGCTGATGGATGTTGTGGTTGAAGAAGAACCGAAAGTGTAAACTAATTAACTAAAGAGGGCTTTAGTTAACTAGCGTAAAGTTAATTATTGACTATTGGACACCAATAATATATAATGATTATAAATTCATTATATGGAGGTGAGTTCGATAAAAGTAGAAAGAAATATCATGATTAACAAAGCTGGTGGAAACGCAGGAAAAGAATCTGTCAACTATAAAATATCACTTCCGTCAGAAGCAGTTCGGATGATAGGTGTTACCAAAGAAGACAGAAAAGTAATTCTCGAATATGATGAAGAGAAAATAACAATCAAAAAAGCATAATAAAAAAGGAGTTAGGTTCCCGACTACCAATCAAAAAACCTAACTCCAACACCATAAAGGGTACAGTATTATTATAACATGGTACTCTCCCTTTGTGAACCCAAAAGGAGGGTATTTTTTATGAGAGAAAAATTCGTGTTACTGTTCAGGGGTTAGCTGGACTTGAGAGAACCGATGGTGTAGACTGATAACAGTCAAAGCCATCGATTCTCTTTATCCAAATATCCTGGATACTCTGTCATATATATTTGCCGG